CTCCTTCGTGAACGAAGCGGCGCTTCGTGAAGACGTCCAGTTTGCGGCGCGCAATTTCGGGAGCGCAGCGACAATCGACGCCGCCGACAGTCTGCGCGAGAAGAACGCGCTAGACGCTGGGCGCGCGTGGTTCGGTGGGAAGCCGACGACAGCGGTGAAGGGCGGCGCGCTCGGACAGCGATCGCAGCAACGTGCCAGCGCTGGTGCGCAAACGCCAGGCGGCTTTATGGCGGGCGGCGCGGGCGGCGCGGCCCCGATTCAGGGGCTCGTCGACAAGCTCAGTGCGCGAGCCCAGGCAGAGCGCGGCTTTGAACGCGTCGGCGGCGAGATCAAAGTAACAGTGAAGGTCGACGGACCGGGAACGGCGACAGCGACAGTGACGAAGGCGAAGGCGGCGTCGCCGACTGTCCCGATAAAGGCGAGCGTCGGCAAGCGGAAGGTGGGCAATGGTTGACCCCGACTGGCTGCTAGATCTCGAAGAAGCGAGCTTTGCCGGTGTCCCGTTCCAGCTCATCGGGCACGGGCGCGAAGGGGGGAAGCGCGGACCTGATCACGAATATCCAGATCGGGACACTGGCGCGAACGAGGATCTCGGGCGGCGTCTTGTTCGCTTTAGTTTTGACGCCTTCGTGATTGGCGACGATTACCATATTCAGGCGCAGAACTTGATCGCGGCGCTCGACGCGGGGCGCGGCGAGCTGATCCACCCTAGGTGGGGCGCCTGGCAAGTGATTTGCCGTCAGTACAGCGAGAGCGAGTCAAACGCCGCGCAGGGAATGGCGACGTTCAGCTTGAGCTTTGTCGAGGCTTCGGGAGAGCTAGGCGTGACGGTGATCGTCGCCGCCGACGCTGCGACGAAGGCTGCCGCCGACGCGCTTAAGCTCGCCGCCGCCGCCGCCTTCGCTGACGCGTTTGCCGTGACAGGCTTCAGCGGCGCCGTTAGCGACCGCGCGCTGTCCGACCTAGCCGGTAGGGTCGATCAGCTTCTTGTGACCGTTCAGGGCCCGATTTCGGGCGTTCTCGTCGATTCCGACGGCTTCTTCGCGGCGGTCGAGACGCTCGAAGCTGACGCGATCGCGCTCGTAAGCGATCCCGCTGAGCTGGCGTCGACGCTACAGACGGCGCTCGCGGCGATCGGGGACCTTGGCGCGCTCTCTAGCCTGACCCGCGCGCGGCCCGCTAGCCTGACGGGCGATCTCGCCGTGCTCCCCGTCGATCCGGGCGAGGCTCAGATCCTACTGAACGCCGACGCCTTCAGCGCGCTCATGCAACGCTCGGCGCTTGCCGAGCGCTCTGCGCTCGCGGTCGATGCAGGCTTTTCGACTTTCGACGACGCGACTGCCGAGCGCGATGAACTCGCCGAGCTGATCGAGGCTGACGAGCTTCTGCCGAGCAGCTTCGACGAATTCGATCAGCTCGTCGAGCTGCGAACACGGCTCGTGATCGAGCTGACCGATCAGGCAGCTTCGCTCGCCAGGTTGCGCACCGTTACGCTGTCGACGGTGACTAGCGCGCTTGCGCTCGCCTGGGATTTGTACGGCGACGCGACCCGCGCCGACGAGATCGTCGAGCGCAACGGGATCGCGCACCCGTCGTTCATTCCACCAGGCGTTTACACTGTCCTTTCGGAGTAGCATGACGACGCGGTTTGAAGAGCTGCACAAGACGCGCTTGCGTGTAAACGGACGAGATTACACGAATTGGCAAAGCGCCGAAGTGTCGTTCGGGCTCGAAGCTGCGGCGCGATCGTTTAGCCTGTCGGCGACTGTCCCAGGTGACGGGGCCGCGCCTATTCCTGATCTGTACGTCGGCGACGCTTTCGAGCTGTTCGTCGGGCAAAAACGCACCCGAGAAGTGAAGGTGATAACGGGGTTCGTCGACGTCGTTAGCCCGTCCTATGACGCGGAATCTTCATCGGTCGGCGTGACGGGAAGATCAAAGACGCAGGACGCGATCGACTGTAGCGTTGAAGGCTCCCACCGATTCAACGATCTCCGAATCGAACAGATCGCCGCCCGACTCTGCGCGCCATACGGGGTTGAAGTCGTGACGGCACTTCCACCGAGCGCTACGACAGGAGCGCCGATCCCGCGCTTCGCCGCGGACCACGGCGAAAAGGTGTACGACGCGATCGAACGCGCCGCGCGCCTTCGCTCGCTTCTGATCTACGACGACGAATTCGGGCGGCTCGTGCTTCAGCTCGCGACGCCTGGCTCCTTCCCGCTCGATCTCGGCGCGACGATTCGCCGCGGCTTCAATGTCCTTCAGGGCTCAGCGACCTATGACGGCTCGCAGATCTTCAGCGAATATCGTTGTAAGGCGCAGCGCGCAGGGACCGACGACGCCTTCGGCGCTACGGTCGCAGGCGTGAAGGCGACCGCGGTTGATATGGGAAGCCGAAAGCGCGTGCTCGTCGTTCCCGCGGAGTCGAGCGCCGACCCGAAGCGGGCGCTCGCCCGCGTTCAATGGGAGGCAGCGACAAGGCTCGGGCGAGCCATTTCGGTGCAATACAAAGTCGATTCGTGGTTCAGGCGTGACGCGGGCGGCGAATTGGGAGATTTGTGGCAGCCTGGGACGAAGATCGAAGTCGTCGATCCATTCCTGCGAATTGAAGCCGACTTGTTGATCGTAGCGGCGCAGCTATCCGCGAGCAGCGAAGACGGCCACACTGCCACGATCACGCTCGCGCCCGAAGCTGGATATTTCTCGGAGCTGCCGAAGAATCCGCGCGCAGGGCTTGGAGCATGGCGAGGCCTGCTATGAGCATTGTCGACGACGCCGAGCGACTCATGTCCGAGGGGCTTCGCCCGCTCAGAATGAAGCTCGGCAATATGCTTCGTCGCGCGGTCGTCGATCGTGTGAACGACGGGAAAAAGCAGGGTGAGATTCAAGCGCGCGTTCTCGCCGACGATCCGCAGGATCAGATCGAGAACTTCGAGCATTACGGCTTCACGACATGGCTTCGCGCGGGCGCCGAACTTGTCGTCGCGCGAATCGGTGGCTCGGGCGACCATCAGATCGCGATCGCCAGCGCCGACCGCGCCGTTCGTCCGAAGCTCGAAGCAGAAGGCGACGTGACGATCTGGGACTGCGACGGACAGAAAGTCGAGTTGAAGCGCGCGAAGATCGTCGTGACGGTCAGGGACGGGAACGTGCTGGAGCTGGGCGCGGGCGCTACGGCAGGTGTCGGGCGCGTCGGGGATCAGGTCAGCGTGACGATCCCGATCGGGACTGTCGTCACGGCGGCGTCGGGCGCTGTCCTGAACGCGGCGCCGATCACGCTGACAGGAACGATCGACGAGGGTTCTACCGTTGTCCTGGCGACCGATTAGCGCTATCCTCGTGAGGCGAGCGCGGGACCGGAAGGAGTGTAAGGCATGGCGTTTGAAGCGATAGCGTACAGCGGCGAGGCATACGGAACGCCCGAAGGCGTCTTCGCGCCGCGCCCGTTCATTGGCGAGGCATACGGAACGCCCGAAGGCGTCTTCGCGCCGCGCCCGTTCATTGGCGCGCTCCTTGTCTGCGTCCTGCAATGGGCGATCGCCGCCCTGGGCGTGTCGACCCTTTTCGCCCTGCTCGGAGTGTAGCGCCGTGGCCGAGCATCATAATGCCGTAACGCTATCGGACGTCTCGTCAGTCGACAGGCTCGCGCATCTAATGTTCGCGATCTACGAGCACGCGAACACGAGCGCTGTCCTGACAGTGGTCGCCGCGTTCGACGGCGACTCGCCCGGTGTCCCGAGCGATCTGTCCTTCTTTGACAATACCGGGGCAGCCGATCCCTATCTCGTCGTCGGCGGCGCGACCGATGATTGGCAAGCGATTATCGGGATCGTGCACCTTACCAAAGATCTTTGGATCGACTTCGCGCCCGAGGGCGGGTATTCGAGCGGCGACACGTTCGGTGCAGCCGTCGCGACAGGTCAGCAGATCTGGAACGACGGTCAGGATCCGACAAGTTCGGCCGCGCTCTATATCTCATCGAGCGACGGCGACGGGTACGATTACCTATGCGTTCGCCTGTTCGACGCCGCGGCGTGCGAAGAGGCGTTCTATGTCGGCGGGTACATTGCCGCGAAGCCGAGCGCGAACACTAAGCCGCGCGTTTCGCTCGTCGGCAAGCCGTACATACAACAGGCCGTCACCACGGGATCGTGGGGATACGCCGCGGTAGCCGGCGCAAATCAAAAGTCGCGCGTCCCTGCGGAGTACACGCCGATCACGACTTCGCTCGTCGCCGCAGGCTATGCCTGTATTGCGTCGGTCGAGACGGCGATCGATACGACCAACCTTCCGCGGGGTAAGGAGTATAGCGGAGATTATCTCATGTTCCCCGTTTGGATCTGCGCGCTCGCGGGATTCACGCTAGGACATTTCGGACCCAACACCATGTGGGCGATCGACGAGACGCGATCCATGGCTGAGACGGATAACAGCGGGACGTTGATCACGTTCAATGATCTCGCGTTTCGTTGGGCTCCGTAGCTGTGGCGTTCGAGGCGCTACAGGGCTGCGGCGTCGAATGGACGCGCTATGCTGCCGCTGCGGAGGATCCTGCCGCTGTCGAGAGCGAGGCACCCTACGTCGACCCGCGGCTCGCCTTCGAGGCAGGGCTAGAGGGGCTGGCGCCAGGCGCGCCAAGCGTCTTCCCGCCGCCGTCAGAATGGGCGGGCGAATCCCTGGACGATCTAGAAGTCGCGGGCCTGCTCTCGCTGTTCAGCGATCGGCGCGTCGAGTTTCACGAGCTGCCGGCCGGTGACAGCGATCGGCGCGGTTGGTGGGGCGACACCTTCGAGACGGAGCCACTGGGATCGCGGATCTGGCTCGCCGAGCGTGGGAAGGCCAGCGAGATCACGCCGCAGCTCGTCGCGCGCTGGGCGCGGGAGGCACTACAGTGGCTGATCGTCGACGGCGTCTGTTCGTCGATCGAGATCGAGGCGGAAGAGGCGACGGGTAATCTTCGCGGTGTATTCTTGAACGTGACCTTCGTGCGCGATCTAGGTGAGCGCGTATCGCGGCGTTACGACGCACTATGGCGAGGGCTCAATGGCTGAAACAGGCTTTATTGCCCCGACGCTGGCGGCTGTGAGGAGCCGCGTTGTCGCCGACATAGACAGCAACGTTACGGGTGCCGATTCGCGTTTGCGGAAGACGGCGCTCCGCGCGATCGCGGTTACGCTGTCGGGCGTCTCATGGGCGCTGCACAAGTTTGGCAGCAGTATCGCCCGTGAGATCCTGCCTGACTGCGCCAGCGCAACAGGTTTGAAGCGCTGGAAACGTCTGTTTCGGTTGCCCGACGTCCAAGCGATCAAGTCGCAAGGTGCGGTCCTGTTCACGGGTACCGACACGACGCCGATCCCGAGCGGGACGGAAGTCGTCAGGAACGACGGCGTCGCATACGCTACGACGGTCGTGGCAATAATCGGAAGCGTGACGCCAGGCGAAGTGTCAGTCGCCGTCGAGGCAATAGCTACGGGCTCAGACGGCGACGCCGAAGCGGGGCAGCTCGTGACGCTGACCGAGCCGATCTCAGGTGTCGATAGCGCGGCGACGGTCGACACGGGCGGGATCGTCGGCGGCGTCGACGTCGAGACGACCGAGCAGCTTCGGATTCGTGTGCTCGAAAGGATGGCGCTCGCGCCGCAGTCCGGCGCGGTCGCTGACTATGTCCGCTGGACGCGCGAAGCGACCGCGGGCGTCCGTGACGTCTTCGTGGGCGTGAACGAACCGAACCTAGGCCATGTCACGATCCGCTTCACTGTCGAGCCCGAAGACGGCGATCCTGCAAACGCAATTCCGTCGACCGCACAAGTCGATGCAGTGCAGGACTACATTGGCGGGACGGTCGGAGCCGACCCGTTCGATTTCGCCGATGCAGCATCGCCCGCGCCTGCCTTCGGCGACAGGATCGACGTCCGCGAGCTGACCGCGGCGCCGACGACGTTCGCGTTCAGCGCCCTATCGCCCAACTCCGCAGCGGTTCAGGCTGCGATCGAGGCGGCGCTGATGGCCTTAATGCTTCAGCGCGGCGAGCCAGGCGGGACGATCACGCTTGACCAGTGGATCGGCGCCGTGGACGCGGCGCCAGGCGAAGATTCAGCCACGCTGAGCCAGATCAACGGGGTCGCCGCTGCCGACGTGATTTTCGGTGCTGACGAATTTCCGACCTTCGGGTCCGCGAGCTTCCCGTGATCGACTTCACGCTGAAGACGTCGAGCGATTATGTCGGTGCCTTGTCTCGCGACGCGCCGCGTGGAAAGATCTGGGCGCTCGTTGACTACGTCACGGGCGGGATCGCGCAGACATTCTCGGGGGTCGCGGAAGAGCTGGCGCGTATACACGCGCGCTTCCTGGCGGTTCTCGAAGAGGCCGACCCTAGCACGGCTGTTGAAATGCTCGACGCCTGGGAACGCGTTCTCGGGCTTCCAGAGCCAGAGGATCCAAGCCCACCGACAGTGGCAGCAGATCGGCAAGCGCTTGCTTCGGCGAAGCTCATTGCCCGCGGAGGGTCGCAGCCTGGGCTTTTGTCCGACGTAATCGAGAACGCCGCTTATACGGGCGTCGCGCTAGAACTTCCAACGCTTCTTCGCGCCGACGAAGGCCGTAGTGATGATCGCGCGTATGATGGAGATTACGTTTGGATCGTCTACGTTTGGCGGGCGACGACGCCCGCGGCAGGCTGGGCGCGACTTGAGGCGCTGCTTAACCGGATCAAGCCCGCGCATTGCCTGTTCGTGACGATTGATGGGCTTCACGCCGACGAAGTGACGACGCCGACATAGGCGAAGGATGAGGCAGCATGCATAGGATTGACGGCAGCGACGTAGTTTTGGCGGTCCCGACGCCGAGCGCAGTGGGTACGCCCGGGTATTTCAGGAAGGCCGACACGGGCACCGCGACGAAGGGGACCGTCGTTTCTACGGACTGGCTTAACGCCGTACAGGAAGAGATCGCTGGCGTGATCGAGGGCGCTGGTTTGGCGCTGTCGAAGACGGACCGCGGCCAGCTCTCGGCAGCGATCGGAGGCGGCGCCGCGGTCAAGTCGCACGCGACCGACACGGGCGTTGTCACGACGTCTCACCTTCGGGCGGTGATTGCGTCGGCTGCTGGCCAGGCTGACGGGGCAGCGGCTCTCGTCATGGCGTGCGGCTCGACGTGTCGCGCGTCAGGGACACAGTCAGCGGTCATTTGCTCGGACGGCTCGCACGCGTCGGGCGCGGCGAGCGCCATCGTGGCGTCGACCGACGCCGACTGCTCGGGCACGAATTCTGCGGTTATCGCGTCAATCGGCGCTATGACGATCGCAGGAACGGGCGCCTTCGTCGCCGCGTCCGTTAAGGGTTCGGGCTCGGGAATCGTGACGACGGGTGGTGCCTATGTCGCGGCGATCGCATGCACGGGGGGTACGGGGACGTGCGCGGTCGATGGCATTCAAGCCGCGGCGATCGGCTGTGGTGAGGCTACCGACGTCGGAGGGACGCAGGCGGTCGCGCTCGCGGTCGCGGGCTGCACCCTGCCAGGTACCAACGTTGCACTCGCAGCGGCGACGACTGGCGACGTCGGAGGGACCAGGAACTTCGGCGCCGCGCTGAGCGGGACCGCGGGGACTTTCAATGCGGCGTCAAGCGATTGCGTCATGTTCGCGTCGTCGGCGGGCTCTGGCTTCGGCGCGAACGCGCAGCGCTCGGCGCTCGTCGCCTGCAACGACGTCGACTGCGGCGACACGGGCGCGGCGGTAAACTCGGGCGGGCTTGCGGCGCTGTATGGCGAGATCGACGGGAACCGCTCGGGAATGGCGTTCAGCGAAGGCGCAGACGCGACGAACAAGATCGTCGTGACAGGCGCCGACTCCGCAGCGATCGGCGTGAACGGCGGGCTGACGATCAGCGGGTCGCGAACGATCGTCGTCGCTAGCTCGACGACGGGCGCGGGCCCGGCCGTCAGCGAAAACGACGTTCTCGCGGGCGTCAGCGGGGCGGCAATCGTTTGGAAGCTGAACAGCTCGACAGGGAAGGCGACCGTTCAGTCGCTCGACGTGAACGACGGGATCGCGCTCGGCGGCGGCGCGGCGCCGACGCTGGGAACGATCGGCGGCTCGGGCCCGACCGCGGCGGGACAGGCTCAATGGCTGCGCGTGTCGATCGGCGGGACAGCACACTATATCCCTGCTTGGACGTAGCTAGCTGCGGCGACGAGAGCGCAGCGCGCGACGCCATGCTCGGCGCATGTTCGGAACCCATTCACGCGCCGCTACCTCGTTGAGCGTCTTTTCAAGGTCCCAGCGCTGCGGAACGTCGACACTGTCAACCAGATAATACATAAGCCGCAGCTTCGGGCGGCTGCTCTTGCGCTTCCGCTTCCCTTCACCGCGACTCGGACGCTTCTTTACCGCGGCGAAGACGGCAGCGGGACGCTTGTCGGCAAGCCCTGGGGCGTTGCGGTTGACGAAGCCGCCCTTAGCGATAATGCGCCCTGGAAACTTACTAGGCGTGATACGCGATTCTTGCGTCGGACGCGCTTTGACCGGAAGCCCGAGCTTTTTTGTATTGGCCTGCTTCGTCCCGCCTGTTGCTTGGAGCGCCATGTAGTCGCGGGTCGATCCGACGACGGCGATCAAGAATTTTTTCGTCGCCTTCTCGACCTTCATTCCCTTTTCCGTCCAATTAGAGCGGATCGTGAAGGTCTTCGGAAGATCTTCGACGAGCTGATCGCGTGCGTCGAAGATCGTTGCGTTCAGTGCGAGCGAAGTCGCAAAGGGGACTTGATCCCGCGTGAACCTCAACAGCTCTCGCGAAAACTGCGCCAGGTCAAACGTTACGTCTACAGCCATTGTGTTGCCAGGTAAAAGCCGAATCGTGTACACGATAGGGCATGACGGAAGCGATTTCAAAGGGTGACAACGGGGCGCGCGTCAAACAGCTTCAGCGCGCGCTCGTCGCGCTGGGTTACTCGCTCGGGAAGTTCGGCGTCGACGGATGGGCGGGCGCCTACACGCTGAACGCCGCCCGTGCGTTCTGTCGAGATCACGCGCTGCCCGAGCCCGAATGGAATCTGACGGGCGTCCCTGGCTATGTGATCGAGATCGCGGTCGCGCTCGCTGCGATCTTCTCGCACGCCGCGCCGAAGCCCGAGCGCGTCGAAGGGATCGACGTTTCAGGCTGGCAGCCCGCGCTTGACTGGCGGGAAGCCGCCGAAGACGGGATCGGCTTCGCCTTCATAAAGGCTTCGCAAGGGCTCGGCGGCGCGCGCTCCTTCGTCGATCATTGGAACGGCTCAGCCGACGCCGCGATCCCGCGCGGGCCCTATCACTTCGCCAGCCTGATCGGGCTTCGGAAGACGCAGCCGAAGGAACAGGCGGCGAACTTCTTCGGGCGCGTGAAGTCGGTCGGGCGCGGGCTCGGCGAGCTTCCGCCCGTGCTCGACGCCGAATGGCAGAACTACGGGCGCGGCGAAGCTGGCGAGCGGGCGCGCCTGGCGGATCTGGGTCCGAACTCGCGCCTGTTTCCGGCGTCGGCGGTCGTCGACTGGATCGGCGCCTTCTGTGAGGAAGTCGAGCGCCTGTTCGGGCGCCCGCCGATCGTCTATACCCAGCGTTCGTTTTGGCGCTATCGCATGCACGAGACGAACGCTTTCGACGGGCTTCCGCTATGGCTCGCGGATTCGGAGGGCGACGGACACGAGATCCCGCCAGGCTGGCCCGACCCGCTCGGGACTTGGCAGCCTTCGATCTGGCAGTTCGCAGGCTCGAAGGGCGTGCTTCAGGATCTAGACGGCGACGGCCTGACCGCCTACCATGAAGGCGCGATCGACCGCGACCTGATTCGCGGCGACGCCCTGGTGAAGCTGAAGGCTGCGGCGTGAACGACAAGCTAAAGAAGACGCTCGGCGGGATCGTGATTCGTCACTTGACGAAGATCACGCTCGGGCTCGGGACGCTGTTCACGGTCGTTTGGCAGCTACGCGGCGACGTGGACGCGCGCGAGTTGCGTATCCTGTCGGTCGAGCAGCAAGCCGACAGGATCGAGCGGCGTCACACCGAAGACGAGCGCGCTCGCGACGAGGACCTGAACCGCCTGCGGCTTGGGATTGCGCGGATAGAGCGCAAGACTGATGCAATTCTAATGCGTCTCGGAAACGCACAACCTTTGACGGATTCTCACAACCCCAACAAGGACTAGATCATGATGCAAACGAAGAAGTTCGTCGCCGCCGTCGGCGCCTTCCTGGGTGCGCTCGTCGCCCTTCTCTGCGCTTTGGCAGACGCCGGCCCCGAAGTTTACACGCTCGCAATGAGTGTCGTCGGGTCGCTTCTCGCGCTTTGGCGCAGCGCAACGCCGCCTGGCGTCGTCCTGAAGCGCGACGGCTTCGTGCGCCCTGAACTGCTCGGCGCGATCGGCGCTTTCGCGCTGCTAGTCGTCTTCGTGTTCGGGCTGACGGTCCTGGGCGGCTGTCCGTCGGTCACGACGAACGCGAAGAAGACGACTCAGATCGACGTATGGCCCGACGCCTGTCGGATGACCGTCGACGCCGACGGCGTTCGCGTCTTCGAGCTGACGAGCGAGCCAGGCGTCGCCTGTGTCATGCAGTGCCAGACGCCTGTCGCCCCGAAGGCGGTCTCCCCGTGAACCCCGAAGACGTCGCCGCAGATCTAGCGCTGAAGCTCGGCGCCCTTCTCGCTGGCGCGCTGATCGTCGACGGCGAGATCGATCGCGAAGTTCTCGACGACGCGGTTCAGCTCGTGATTGCCGCGACGATCGACGCCGCGCCCGAATCCGTCGAAGTCGAAGGGGCCGCGATCCCTGTCGCGAGCGTGATCGCCCTGTTCGCGCCCGTGCTCGCCGACGGCTTCGGCCTGCTCCTCGACGAGCTGCTTCCGAAGTTGGCACGTGTACACGCGGAGTCAGGAAGCGTCGTCACCCTGAACGTGCATGACTGAGCGCGGATCGGTGCCCGTTTCTTCGGGGTTTCGGGCGCTGCTCGCGGGATAGTCGTCACGGTGGCTCGGGTCGGGCTGGTGCCATCGCCATCCGACCCGAGCCGCGACCTTTACTCAGCGCCCCAAAATCGCGCGCAGGACGAACGAAGGGCTTGAAGTGCAAGGCGACCTGCCCTTCGAGCCCTTCGACGTCTTCAGCGCGTGATTTTGGGGGTCTTCGGATAAAAGCCGAACGCGCGATCGGTCGACGTCGATCGGTCGCGCTCGCGGTCGGGTGTCTCGTCGGAGCAATGCCAACACGCGACAGGCGCTGCCTTCGTGTGCTGACGGACTTCGGTGGGCTTTGACGGGCGCTGGGTCGGCTCGGCGTCCTGGACGCGCCTGGCGAGCCATTCGCGGCGCTCTCGCGCCATCGCGGGCGGCGCCTTCGCGCTGGGCAGTCCTGCGATCGCTTCTTCTTCTTCTTCTTCTTCTTCTTCTTCTTCTTCTTCTTCTTCTTCTTCTTCTTCTTCTTCTTCTTCTTCTTCTTCTTCTTCTTCTTCTTCTTCTTCGATCATATCTTCGACTTCGGTTTCCACGGGATCAGAACTCCTTCGGCGTTGCGGGCTGTCTCGGCTGACTTGTGCCAACGATGCATAAGGGCGGGCTCGACTTCGATCGGAATATCAGGGCATAGGCGCTGCGCGCATGCGCGCATGACTTCCGCCTGACGTTCGGCCGCGGCCGCTGCGCGGTCGGTAGGCACTTCAGCGATCGTCTCGTCGTGCGGAATGATCACGACGCGGGAGCCGTAGAACGCTGACGACGTATCGAGATAGGCTTCCCGGGCGAGTTGGTAAATGGAATCTTTGATCCATTGCGCGACGGCGTTTTGAAAAAAATGATTACAACCGTCGGCAAATCCGAGCCCGCCGCGGACAAGTCCGTCGTTGGTGCTGACTGCGCGGAAGTCTCGCCCGCCAGACTGGCGCAAAAATTGTCCGATCCTGTCAAAGTAGAGCGGGACTTCGGGCCATGTCGCAAACCAGATCGCTCCGAGACGCTCTGCCACTGCGAACGGGTCGTCGCCTAGCTTACCATTCAGCGTCAGATCGAACTTGTCCTTCTGTGCTGTCAGGACGAACCGTTTTGCGCCCATTCCGCCCAGGCGCCCGAAGTTGATCCGCTTCGCGAGCTGGCGAACGGCTTTGAACGCTGGATCGCCTTCGACGCGCATTCTCAGCGCGACGGCGGGCTCGACGTCCAAGATCCGAGCACCGAACAGGCTATGGAGATCGAGCGCCGCTTCGCCGCGAACGTGCGCCTCGTGCTCGGCGATCAGTGCCTCTGCCATGGCTGAGCGCCCAAACCAGTTTAGGGCGATCTGCGCAAAGGCGCGCAGCTCCGCGGTT